ATGCGTATCGAACAAGAACTTAAGTTAGGTTTCAAAGATGTACTCTTCCGTCCGAAGCGTTCTACACTTAAAAGCCGTTCTCAAGTTGAATTAACCCGCGATTTTACATTCAAGCATAGCGGTCGTCAATGGTCTGGTACTCCAGTAATTGCAGCGAACATGGATTCGGTAGCAAGCTTTGAAATGGCAGCCGCTCTAGCAGAGCACGGTGTGATGACTGCAGTACACAAGCACTACACAGTAGAGCAGTGGGCTGAGTTTGCTAAAACAGCAGACAAGAAAACTCTGAACAACGTTTTTGTATCAACGGGTACGTCTGAAGCTGAGTTCGAGAAAGTTAAGAAGATCATGGCGCTTAGCGAAGAGTTCGTATTCATCTGTATCGATATCGCTAACGGTTACTCAGAGCACCTTGTTGAGTTCGTACAAAAAGTACGTGCTGAATTCCCGACTAAAGTTATCTCTGCGGGTAACGTTGTAACAGGTGACATGGTTGAAGAGCTAATTCTAGCGGGCGCAGACATCGTTAAGGTTGGTATCGGCCCTGGTTCTGTTTGTACTACACGTGTTAAAACAGGCGTAGGTTACCCTCAACTTTCTGCAATCATCGAGTGTGGCGACGCAGCACACGGCCTTGGCGGTATGATCATCGGTGACGGTGGTTGTTCATGTGCGGGTGACGTATCTAAAGCGTTCGGCGGCGGTGCTGACTTCGTAATGCTAGGCGGTATGCTAGCAGGTCACTCTGAGTCAGGCGGTGAAGTAGTAGAACAAGACGGTAAGCAATACATGAAATTTTACGGCATGTCTTCACAGTCGGCTATGGACAAGCACTCAGGTGGTGTTGCTAAGTACCGTGCTGCGGAAGGTAAAACTGTTTTACTTCCATACCGCGGTTCAGTTCACAACACAATTTCAGACATCCTTGGCGGTGTACGCTCAACGTGTACATACGTAGGTGCAGCGAAGCTTAAAGAGCTAACTAAGCGTACGACTTTCATCCGTGTACAAGAGCAAGAGAACAACGTATTCGGTAAAGAGTAACGTTTAAAACACTTGTTTAAAATCTTAAGAATTGAGCCACTTTATAGTGGCTCTTTTTTTACCTGAAATTTACCAAGTGGCGACAAAGTGGCGACAGCCGAGCAAAAAATTTTGTGGCGACAGGTTACAGGTTACAGGTTAGAAAGAGGGTTATGGATAATTGCTTCAGATAGATGATCAGGTGCGAAGTGGGCATAGCGCATTGTCATGCTGATATCGGCGTGGCCTAGAATATCCCTTAACACTAAAATATTACCGCCATTCATCATGAAATGACTTGCGAACGAATGACGCAAAACATGGGAGGCTTGCCCTGAGGGCAGGCTGATGCCAAGTTTATTCTTCAATATGTAGCAGAAAGGTGTATAGCACTCTTCAAATAGCTTCCCTGAGGTTGGTTTGTATATCTCGTTATAAAGCTCTTCAGAGATGGGTACAGAGCGATTCTTCTTAGTCTTGGTATTGGTGAAGGTAACTTTATATTTGCTTAACTGAGAGCCTTTCATCTGAGCTGCTTCATTCCAGCGAGCTCCAGTGGCTAGGCATAGCTTCACTATTTTCTGCATATCTGTTCGGCTGTGTTTAGACACATGCTCAAGTAACAAAGTAATGTGCTCTTTATGAAGAAAAGACATGGTACGTTCGTGATCTTTAAATGGCTTCACTTCTTCCAATGGATTCGGTCCTTTCCACTCCCCAAGTTCTTTTAACTTGCTGAACATTGCTTTAAATCGAGCGAGCTCTGAATTTAGCGTTGCGATACTAGGCGCCTCTTTTTGCCAGCGCGCATCAACAAAGCTAATTTGTCCACTCATTCGGTGACTTCTGAATTCAGAGTATGTTTTTGCATTGAAAACTGTCGCTATAGGGTTACCCATCGCGTTAGCCATTCTTAGAAATTTACTATGAATGACATTGCCTTTGGTAAGGGTTGCACCATAGTGCGAGTACCAAAGCTCAATAAGTTGAGACAGCCTTCGGTTATCTGGTTTAATACCCATCCATGGCTTATCGTCAACCTCTTTCATTGTGTGAAGCTCAAAAGCCTTGGCTTCGCCTTTAGTCGCAAACTTCTTACGAACGCGCTTCCCCGATCGCCCGTTTGGGTAGCATTCGCAGATCCAAGGTTTGGTCGAGCCATCTTTCAAATTGCGTACTGACATAATTAAGCCTAAAATAACTGTATGTAAAAACAGTATAATTCGGGCTTAAACGTAGAACAATGTTTTATATCGGACAAAAAGCACAGGTTAGACACCTTTCTCAAAGTGCTAAGAAAGTTAATAGGTTTTTGCTATGTATCATTCAATTCATGTGACTGCTGGTTACAGTCATTTCAAAATCAACAGTGATGGTCCGATTGGGGTAAGTAAGAAGAACCAAGGGGTGATTGATGCGCTTTTGAAACTAGGTAATCGCTTTACAGCTCCATTTGGTGGGTTTATAGAAGCAGAGAACGTAGTTGGTTTGAAGTGGGTAAAGCTGGTCGATATAAAATATCTGTGTACCGATGATGAAGCCGAAACTATCGAATACGTGATACAAAAAGACCACTATGTAGTTGGGACGTATCAAGACCGGAAATTGTATATTTTATTGTTTGGTGGAGAACCAAAGCACCATCAGATAAAAGGCCTTGAACAAGATGGGAAAAACAATGTGTTTGGGTTGTTTTAGGTGTTTTTGTTTGGAGTGGAGGTGAAAGATTTGGATAAAGTTTATCGCTGAACCTGAAGTGGATATCCGTATGTTTTGTCACTGGTTGGCTCCTGTAATAATGGTAATTTATTAGTAAGTCGGTAAAATGTGTCAGCTAAGTTTTTTTGAGTATTTTTAATGACAGTAAAAGCGATAGATTTGTTTGCCGGCGCAGGTGGTTTCACACTCTCTGCAATTGATGCAGGAGTAGATGTGCTCGCAGCTATCGAGTTTGATAAAGCAGCAGCTAATACTTATAAAGAAAATTTTATAAATACACGTCAGCTTAAAGTAGACTTACGAGCTGGTAAAGATGATGGAGATATTAACAATGTCGAGCCTTCAGAGCTAAGAAGTAGCTTGAGGCTTAAGAAAGGAGAGTTAGATCTTATCCTCGGTGGCCCTCCATGCCAAGGCTTCTCCACTCATCGTATTAATAATGCTGGTGTGAATGATCCCCGTAACACTCTGTTGCTTAGATACTTCGAATTCGTCAACGAGTTTAACCCAAAAGCTTTCCTGGTTGAAAATGTTGCTGGCCTATTGTGGAAACGCCATAAAGACTTTTTAGATAAGTTCATTTCACTTGCTGAGAATGCTGGGTACGTCATTAAGTTTTGCGATATTGTGAACGCGAAAGACTATGGTGTACCGCAGAATCGAAAGCGTGTATTTATTTATGGTCTGAGAAAAGATTTGGATTGTGAAAGTGTCGATTTCCCACCAAACCCTACACATTTTTCACCTAGTTCATCAGATCAACCTCATTGGGAAACCGCATCTAGCGTATTTGAAAAAGTCCCAACAGAACTCTATGAAAAGTACTGGGTCGATTATTTCAGAGATAAAACGAAGCTCTCATATGATCAAATGTCTGAGTTGTTAGATTCTTTAAAGTTTGGCTATCCATTTAAAGAGACAGACCCTTGTAACATGAAGATGACCCCATCTGAAATGATGGTAGAAAGATTTGTAGATACACCGCTGAACGGCAGTAGAGAAGACGCTGGTGAAAAGCATCGGTTAAAATGCCATTCTAATGGGTATAAAGGTCATAAAGATGTTTATGGGCGAATTCTTATTCACCTACCGAGTAATACCATAACAACTGGTTGCCACAACCCTTCTAAAGGGCGATTTGTTCATCCCTGGAAAAACCACGGAATGACATTAAGACATGCAGCTCGTCTCCAAACATTTCCAGACTGGTTTAATTTCTGTGGTAGTTCGACAGAGCAGGCTAGGCAGATCGGTAATGCAGTTCCTCCTAACTTAGGAACTGCACTTATTAATTATATAGTTTCAAAACTTAAATAAGATGTTTTGAAACTATGATATCAAGTTGAGACTAAGTTTTAAGGTACTTAATAGTTCAACCCATTTAGGGTGGTTTTTATCTCTATTACGAATGAACACTTTTTGTAGTTGAAGTATTGTTTCACTATTAGTCTCTTCAACTCCATTCATTTCAATACAAGCGCTTTTAAATTTGTCCTTAAAATCAGCTTCTATAATAGTTCTTTTGTAAATGTTGGGTAAAGTACCATCAGCTATTTCCCAAATAAGCTCTTCAGGTGTATCTGTATTCATGAAATGAAATTTTTCATGGTATTTATTAAGGATGCTGAGCTTTAGATCTATTGCCTGAGTAACGTTTGAAGCATTGCCTCCATTTAATGGAAGCGGAAATTTTGATCCATTAACACCTGTCTGCTTAGTCAGTATATTATCTAAATTCCTATACTCAGACTGTGCAATATCTTGGCTAAAACGTTTTACTTGAAGTGTCCCATTTTGAATCTCAGTCCTGTAATTGTGTTGGTTCCTAGCATGAACTGACTTACGTTTATCTCCATCCAATAAAGCTATGTCTTGGCTAGTATCATTTGTTACAGCTAAAAGTACTGGTAGTTGCTTTACTATAGTATCAGCACCTCCAGGATATGGGATCACGCTATAATTGTTTGAAACGGCGCTATCTATGTCTTCTAAAGCTGTTTCAATTAACGATTGTGCTAATAGGTCTTCTACATAAATTTTAACTTTTGTATCGGATATGCCACCCAACCTGCTAAAAGCTTGTTCAGGGGAACATTGGTTAGATATTGAGTATCTTCCACTTACATCTTGCTGGAACAGTTTAATGGCATTGTTTGGTAAGTTTTTCAAAAAGTGCTCAGAATGCGTTGAGACAACTACTTGCGCATTTTTCTTGATAATAGCTTCAAATAACAAATTTCTTAGTTCATTTTGAGCGCCGGGGTGCAAAGAAACCTCGGGTTCATCGAGTAGTATTAGCGCGTTGGTTGGTGCTGAAAGTACTTTGCATACACAGTTAATAACGGCTACTTCTCCACTACCAGCAGCGGCTTCTGTATACTCGTTTGAACCATCATTGAAGAAAATCGAATACCCTTTGTCTTCGAACATTGTGTGTAATACACGTTTTGCTGAGACATAGTGTTTACCTAGAATTTTGTTAGCCCAGTAGAGCTGATGGTCAGTTAGTATTTCAACTTGACCTATATGTTGACTGTGCCATGACGTAGGTAGGCTGGATGGACGGGACAGTTTATTTTTGAGTGAGCGAGAACGATCTCTTAAAAAATCTTGGACATGAGTATAATATTTACATATGTCCATATCTTTAAAATAAAAAGCGATATCAAAAGCACATAACTCGCTTCTAAAGTCTATATAAATCACATCTTTGTTCACTGCTTTCCACCTGGTAGCGTTCCTATGAACTTCATGCTCTTCTGGAGAGTTGTCTGGCATTTTCTCCATACCATCGCTAACTCTAGGCTTGGCAGTTTCCCAATAATCAGGGTTTTCCCTTTGTCCTGTTCTCGCTGAACGGATTCTTAATTTGATAACCTCAACTTGCTCTTCCATACCATCTGGGATGTATTTGTAAATGATTCGAGCTGAGCCACCACTTTCGTCATTTTGAATTGGGTCTAGTTCCGTTGAAAACCAAAAATCTCCAAGGGAGTTGCCTCTGACTGCACCATATAAAGAGGTTAATACTGAAGATTTACCCGAACCATTGGGACCGACTAAGGCTGTGAAAGCTGAATCAAAAGTAAGAGTGCTATTGAGCTGAAGTTTTTTATAGAATGGATATCTAATCTCTTGAATGAAATTGGTCATCTTATGGGTTTTTATTTTTGATATTTTTTTTATTTGGTCAGGCATAAATATATTAGTCGATGATACGGATTAGTGCGATTCTACACGATTTGTTACGTTATAAGAAATGCTGACATATCATTTATGTCATTGATATTATTGTTAATAGTTTTTAGTGGAAGGTGTTTTAGTACATTAAAATTGCAACATGAATAGTTGATTTGGTATAATGTAGGTATAGCGGAAGCCAGGATGGTTCAGTGTCTACTTCTAAAGTGGGGACGGGGGTTCGATTCCCCCATGGCCTGCTGTTATCAAGCTGCTCTACTTAATCTTTTCGCCATTTTCATTTCAGGTTTCAAGACCTTCAATTTTTCCAACTGTTGATCACTTATTTTTAGATAGTTCAATGACTCAGCTTTGCTTAATTGCTCCAGATCTAACTCATGAGTATCTCTAAAGTCGGCCCGATCAAGTATCGCCCCTTCAAATTTCACATCAGTTAATTGTGAACCAGTGAATTCAGCCCCCGTAAGGTTAGTATCTCTTAGGTCAGCGTTGGTCATGTTGCACTCTATAAATTTAGTACCTTTGGCGTTTGTTGTATCTTTGAGCACAAGTTTTGTAATGTCAGACTTAAACCAAGTACATGATGTTAACTTACTACCATTGAAATATGATGAGCGCATTTTAACATCATTAAAAATAACGCTAGTCATGAACCCTTCTTGGAGTTGAAAGCCGATCATTCTTGAACCACTTTCAAACGAAAAATTTTTCACATTACAGCCGTTGAGAGTTAGTTGCGTTACATCGATAACCTTCACGTTGTAGTTTTGTAATCGCTTAATATGACCAAACTTCTTTCGATTCACCTCTGGTAAATCTAAATCGGCATAGTCTGAGATCTCTTCAAGCATGCGCTCTATCTCATCTTTTTTTCGACTTTCCGCTTTAGCTTTAGCTAGTTTTTCTGCTTCATCTTTTTGATTTTTAATCTCTCTTTTGGCTCTTAAGTGGTCAAACCCAAATACAATTACACCGAAGATGATGAAATCCAGAAGAAAACCATGAGCCTCAACTAAGAAGTTTTCCCAAAAATCCTTGTTATAAAGCCCAAACGTAATATCAGACATGGGAGAAGCCGTACTAAAAAACGGCCAAAATCCAGTTATTCCCACGATTACAATAAGTAAAAAAAACAAAAAGCAAATCATTGATTTTATAGGGTTTTCTAGTATGTGATTGGTTAGAGGATTCACTTTTTCATTCATGATTCTAATAGGCTTATTTTGGTTAGTAGTAGTTTTGAACTATTTTCGCGACCTTTCCCTAAGTGCAGCATTCTGTGGCAGTTAGGGCAGATACCTGCACAGTTCTCTACGTTGTCTGCACCGCTATCTACCAGTGGGATGATATGGTGAACTTCTAAGAAGGGTTTACCTTCTTCTGTTTTAAATGGTGCTTCTTGATCGCAGCATTCACAGATGCCATCAGCACGGTTGAGTACCCAGGCTTTTACCTCAGGTGAGCGTGTGTAACTGGTTGTGGTAGTTGTACTCGTTTTTGGTTTTGAATTGCCTTTCGGCTTTTCTGAATTAGGTTTCTTGGATGATTCTCTTACTTTTGCCTCAAACGTTGCTTTACCTTCAAAAGGCTTGCTTTCGATAGAGGCAATAAGGTATTCAATTAACTCTACTTGTTGGGCTGTAATGTTACGTTTAGGCTTTAATCCAGTGACCCAGCTACGTCCAAGTAGTTCAAACACATACGAAATGTTTTGCATTCGGAATTCATAGGACTTAGCTCCGCGCTTAAACTTCTTGCTTAAGTCTCGATAAATCTGAGCCTTATTGAACTTTGTACCAGTATGACTGAGATCGAGCATATTGAGGTAAGCTTCAACCGAGTCTTGCATTTCCTCATCAGACCAAGGGCTCCCATCTTTCAAGCGAATCTCAAATCCTAATCGTTCTAGTGTGAGAAAGTTTGCACTTCGTAGCCCCGCAGAAAAATGGGTAGATTTAACTTCCATACCTAATAACTCACTCATAGCTAATCCGAAAATAGCCTTCGGTGGATATGGTTCGTCATCGACAATGAGATCATATGTTGTTGAGTGAGAGTAGGTGTTTATGTCTTTATCAAGAGCTATGAATTTTTCAACAGCTGAATAAATTTCACTTCGGGTTAATGGTTTTGCTAGGCTTTTTAATCTTGCTATAGAGCCGTTGCTATCGAATGTTACTACAGAGCTCAATTACTTCTTCTCCATCACCAAAGCAACTCGACCCACAACTCTCACTTCATCTTCTTCGACTGTTAGAGTCGAGCCGTTAAAGCTGATTGCTAGTTTCTTACCTGGTAATCGCTGAATGTCGTTTAGAGACAGTAGGCCGTCCATATCCACTAGGTAAGCGCCGCTTACTGCTTGGTGAACTTCTTTATCGACAATGAATGTAGTCCCATCGTGTTCGATGCCCATTACATTCAGAACCCCAAGTTTGTCTAAGTAGCTCTTATCAAAAGCTAGCGTTTTATTTCCCACAAGCTTTCCATTAGTCAGAGTGAAGTAATCGACATCAAAAAGTGTCTTAGCTTCATTTTTTTTAGACGTATGCTCTTGGACTACTTGATCAGGGAAAGCTTCGCCTTCTCCTAAAGCCAGATATTTGATTGACGCGCCAGTCTTCAAATGAAGTCTCAAAATCACTTCAAAGGGAGTTAACTCTCGCTGGTGCCACGTAGATATCGTCCCTTTTGAAATGCCAAGTACGTCTCCGAGGGACTTGAAGTCTCTCGTTTTCGTGACTTTCTTCATCCTTTCTGTAACTTCTCGGCCGCCAATGTATTCAAAAGGTGGTATTTGCTCTTGTAATTCACTCATAAGAAGACTATATTTTCACTCAAATGATGACTGGACAGTGCGGGGTGCGACCCTATTGTCCGAAATGAAACACTCAATAACATAACAGGATATCACTATGCTCTCATATCAAGTAGTCCTAAATACGCCTTTCATGACGTACGACCAATACTCTCAGTTCTCTGGTATGCCTAAACGTACCATCATGGATTGGGTCGCCGACGGTCGCTTACCTATTAAAACCAAAGCAAAAGGTAAGGAGACCCCGCTCATCAATATGATCGCCTTAGTTGAAATGGCGACTCGTGAAACGATGGAAAAGTTAGGGTAGGCCGCTATGCGTTTATCCTCCCTAACGCCAACCAAAGAGTATTGCCCGCTATGGCTCAATATTCTTGGTTGGGGTTTCGTTTTCATCCCGTTTGTCTTCAATTGAGTATTGGTTATGAACGAAATTGACTCAATGTGCGAATTCCGTGGCTCTAAACAAAAAGCATTTAACGAAGCGTGCTGTGCATTTGCGAACTCGGAGAACATGACCAAGTTAGCGAAAGCCGTGGGCATGAATGCGACCATGCTGCGTAACAAGCTCAACCCAGAGCAACCGCACATCCTTACCAATGTAGAACTTGTGCTAATCACCAAGGCCAGTGACAACTTCACCATTCTTAATAGCCTTTTGCTTGGCCTCGGTGTGGTAACGGCACAAATTCCTAATGATGCGAGTGAAGAGACTTTCATCAAACGCGCATTAGAAAACGCGGTGCACTCGGGTGATTTATCCCGCATGGCTTTAGAGCATGCAGGGAATGATCGCCTAAGCCGCACCAACAAGCACATCATCATCCAAAAGGCACAGGCAGGCATTAGCAACCTTGTGCTTCTTATCAACGATATCGAAAGCCGCACAAAAGGCGTTTCCCCATTCTTAGCCATGAGTGTGGATTTGGTCGCCAATGGTTCGGCTATTCCTGGCTTAAGTTAGAGGAAAATAGTATGTCAGTTGCAACAGTCGAACATTCAAACCAAGCAATACCACCACTAGAAAATCCATGCCCTGATTTGCCTTGTTGGTCTTTGAACCGTGAGCAAAAAGAACGTGGCCTTTCTGCATTACAACGTACGCGAAGAGAACTTGGCGAGCGCCAACTAAAGCCACTTCGCTCACGCCGTGCAGAGCTACAAGCGCAGTACGCTAGGAGTGATAGCAACGCCGAACGACAGCGCCTCTCACGAGAGATTCACCGAATTGATGTCAACGCACAGGATGTACTTTCGCGCTGGTCATAACCCAGTTACACCCAAGAAAACCTAACCACTAGGCGTATGCCTACAGCCTTTATCCCTCTTGAGTTTTTAGAGGGAGGGTTTTTTATATCCAAAATTTGAGGAAATGATGATGAAAACACACGTAATGCTCGATCTAGAAACAATGGGAAATGGTAGCAATGCTGCGATTGTTTCTATTGGTGCCGTCGCTTTTAACCCTAGCAATGGTCAGCTAGGTGCTGAGTTTGAAGAGGTGATTAACCTTAATAGCGCTGCCTATTACAGTGATATTGATGCACCGACTGTAACTTGGTGGTTATCACAAGGTGATGAAGCTCGTGCAATCTTCCTAAAAGAAACGCCAAAGTCTTCACTTAAAGATGCCTTGCTTGAGTTTAACCAGTGGTTAGCTGATTTAGGTGAATCCAAAGACATCTGTTTATGGGGCAATGGCGCAGGCTTTGACAATGTGATTCTAATGAACTCTTTCAAAGCGACTCGCATTCGTCCTAATTTCATTCATTGGAATGACCTTGATGTGCGAACCATTGTGAGAATGGGCCGTGACATTTTAGGTATCAATCCTAAAGAAACGTTAGTTCGTGAAGGTGTTCATCATTCAGCCTTAGATGATGCGAAGTTCCAAGCTCAATATGTTTCTGAAATTTGGGGCAAGTTTTATATGGTGACGTGCTATGCCGCTGATACGCAAGCTGTCTTAGAAGCGGAGGGGAACGCATGAGCTATCAAAATGCCCACAACCATATGTTCAACCTATCGTTTGAACAAATTGTTGAGCGCTTTGAAAGTGCTAACCAAGAGCAGCAACAAGAAATTCTGATTCAGCTCGATGCTATCGCAAAGAAGCAAGATCCTATCGCAACCCACCGATCGCAAGAAGATGTTTTGGCCGATATCAAAGAAGCAATGACAGGTGATCGTGCTCGTGTGTTCTTTGGTCATTCATTCCCTAGCTGGTACCGCAACGGTTCGATTGAACAAGTTTCACAGCTTCACCATTGGGCGGACTTAGATATGAGTAACCGTCATCTGTTTCTTGAAATGCTTGGCCTCCGTGACTTAGGCCACTTTGACGATGAAGCGTTATATCAATTCGAGCAGTTTTGTTTATCGGCAGTGGGGGCGTAAGCATGAAATTACATGAAGTAACAACCCAATCAGAGTTTTTCAACGAGGTTCGTTTAGGTCGTAAAACGGCTGAAATTCGAGTCAATGATCGTAACTATCAAGCCAAAGATGTGTTGATACAGCACGAAATTGATAACGAAGGAAATAAAACGGGAGCGTCCCTGGTTCATGAAATTACGCATGTACTGCAGGGCGGTAAGTTTGGTTTAAGCAAAGAGGTATGCGTTCTTTCTCTTTCAAATTCATCTCACTTAAACAGTGTGATTTTGATGGGGCATTTACGAGATCGTTTAGTTGAAGCTGCCGATTGTATGGCAGCAGGTATTGAAGTGGTTCGAGAGGCAGGACTCACGACCGCTGATCTAGAAAGACAGATTCAAGACTCACGCTATTTTGCTACAGAGGCAACGACTCTACTTAAAAAGTTAGGGGAGGAGGCTGCATGAGCATCATTACCGTCTTCCGCAAAGACTTAGAGCACGGCCTTCGTGGTGAAGGCTTTACCTCTCGCAAAATTGAGCAGTTCGTTCGTGTATTTAATAGCGTTGATTCAAGCCAAGGCGAAATGCTTCAACTGGATTCTACTCGTGCCATGTTGGTGAACGTGAACGGCACTGAACAAGGGCTATGCCTTGAAGACTTCATCACGGCATGGTGGGTTTTCTGGGTTGTGGTTTACAACACAGCCAATGACTTATCTGCCGAGCTTCAAGCTTTAGGCGCAATCCGTGCACTCTTCTTCGTTTCTGCCTGTACCAAAAGCACTAGCCAAAACGCAACTATGCAAATGTGGTGGCGTGAATGTGAGCCTATTCACGGCTACTCAACTGTGGAGGCTTGCTGATGCTGAGTTATGTAGCCGTTGCCCTGAATAGTGGTGGCGGCGTTGTTCGCCATGATGAAACCAATGAAGTGAAGAACGTGTTGCTGGGTGAGTTTGAATCACGAGAGCCAGCGATTGATACGGCTTGC